TGGGTTGGAAATTAGCCAAAGACGACTTCGCCGTAGACAGCGATCTGGAGGATCGCGCCGGAATCGACCACATCCATATCGCCTGCGACATCCTCGTCCCCGGCGATGAGGCGGGCGATGAAGGCGCGGTGGTGGCCGACAATCTTGGGATCAAGCAAGTGGAGATACAGGCGGCGGCCGAGTTCCTCCGGGGTAAGCCGGATGTCCGGCAGTTGGGCATTCTCCGGGTGTGCGTCCGGGCTGGGCGAGACAGTCACCTCGGCGCGGAAGTACTTCTCGGAGACGAGCGATCCGTTGACCATCGAGGCCAGCAGCGTATCGCCGTGCTTGTAATTCTTCCACTCGCTGAAGTCCTCCCGGGTGTAGTGACCGCCCTCCGTGGCGGTAACAATGACATTAGAAAGAGCCTCCAAAGCCTTGACGGAGAAGGCCGGAAGCGTGATATCGTGTTGGTCTGGGTTGTGCATAAGCCCGATCTTTCTCTGGCCGGGCGCACAGCGAGTCAACCTATCATTTAACTTTTTTCAGTTTCCCTTTGCGGGGCTTCCGGGCGCGTCCGGTGGGCGTGGTCTCGGCGTGGCCTGATCCGGCCGGAAGCCGGGCATAGCGAATATCGAACCCATTGACCGCAAGGCCGCAGATATTATAATCGACCCATTCGACCGCATCGTCCGGGGACATCTCGTACAGATCTTGGCAGACCTCAATCAGCCTCCAGTAGTTGTATACCAGCCTACCGCTAGGCCGGACGGTTTGGATCGCCCGCTTAAATTGGGCGTGGGGTTCAAGTTTGATGTTCATAGGTTAGGAATAAAGATCAGCCTCGGCCGCGATGCATACCTCCTCGGATAGGGCGTAGGGGACTAGCGATCTGGCCGCCGCGTCATTGGCCTTGACGATAGCACCCTTCAGATCTCCGGCCGCCGAGGTGTGGCAGGATGCCCCGGTCTTGCACGGCTCGCGCAGGATCAGCGAGGGAGGGAAGCCGCCCCAGAGATCCGTGGGCTTCTGGGCATCGCTGCCGTACCTGCAATAGGTGACCGTGCGCCGTTCCAGATCGCGTACCGCAACCATATGCCGCATCTTGCCCACCGGGTTTTCAATTATGAAGTACCTCGGCTGCAGTTCGTTGATTAACGCCACAGTCTTTTCGAGGATCTTGATGCCGAGTTTGGCCTTCACGCTGATCGGAATAGGATCTCCTACCTCGGAGGTATTCCAATTAAATGCGTACCTCAGACGGCTAAAGCCCTCGCAAGGTGGGGAAGCGAGTATGATGTCTGGCTTGAATGGGAAGTCGGAAGCCTTGGCATCAAGTATGTTCATACAGATGTCCGGCACGAACCTTTGCTCCTTGTCTAAGGTAAGTACATCGTGGCCGCGCTTTCTGAACGCAGCACTCCAGCCACCAAGGCCGCAGAATAGATCAATTACTTTCAATGCCTAGGATGGACTTGAGATAGCGGGTGCGAAACTCGATGACATCTTCACCGAGATCAGGCTGTACCTTGGCATCGTTAATCTTGCTGCCGTACAGGCGGGTGGCCTCGGCGATAGAAGCCCATAGTTTGTCGTACCTGCGGTACATAATCACCTTCTGGGACAGGGTGATTTCCTTGGCTGTGGTCTTAGGATCGCGGCAAGCAAAGGCGAGGCAGCGTAGAGTGTTCCAAGCAAGTTCCGGAATGGTGTCATCTCCGACAGCGTCATTGAAACGCTCGGCAGCGCGGGGCAGCAGTTTGAAGTACTCGACTGCTTCTTGAACGGACTTGGGTTTTGTGGTCTTGATGGTCATAGGGTAAAACTTTGTATTACTCGGCCTTAGCCGTGAGAGTGAAGTTAGGAACGCCGAAACAGGTTTCGTTGTTAGAAATAAAGGCCAAAGGGTTACCGCAGTGGTACAGGTCGCACTCAAAGATGACGCATTCAATGGAAAGGTAAATCTCTTCATCGGGTGTCAGGATTTTGGTTGCGTACTCCTCGGCGGCCTGCCGTTCGCTGTAGAACAACAGCGTATTGGATGTAAGGCCAGACTTGCCTTTGCGCTTAATGACAAGGGCGTAGGTTTTCTTGGATAGCGTATCAGTAGGGTTGTTCATAGGAAGGACAGATAGCCTTCCATACCCCGAGCCACAGTCAACTGCTAATTTTAGCCTTTTGCGTTTTCTTCGCCGGGCTGCGTAACATCAATAATTGGCCCACCAAACCCGAGAAGTTTATTGATGTCATCGGCCGAGATCCTGAGTTCGGCCTTGACCTGTACCGTGGGGGTAGGGTCAACAAGTTTGTCCATTTTGTCGATTGCAATGGCAACCGGGAGCATCAGTTGCCCAATGGGGATGTCTTCTACTTCGTTATCTAGGCGTGCTAGAGACTTGTCGATGAAGGAGGCGAGACGGCCTGCCGTGCGCCGCTTGAATGCCAGCATATCCAACTGGCCGCTATCCGCAAGGTTGTTTCGCATCTCACGAACAGTATCAGGATCAGCGGCTACCAGTTTAGCCGTCTCGGCTGGAGGTGTACCCTGCTTAAGAAGACTTTCAATGCGGCGTTTTGTAGCAGGCGGCAGTTTCTGACCAGCACCCGGGGAGGTACTGTCAAGGCGCTCATACTTCGGTTCTGAATCCATACACCAATAGTAACTGGTTGACTTACAATAGCAAGCAAGATACTGGCGGATATGGAATTCATCTTACACCTACCGCCTCCTCCCACGCACCAAGCGGCGCTGCGTATCCTAAAAACCCGTGACGGCCGCCAGTTTGTTGGCAAGATGGCTAGTTCCAAGGCCGCTAAATGGGGCAAGGCCGCCACCCTGCTGCTAAAGGCCGAGGTTGCCAAGCAGGATCACAAGACCATCGAGAGTGGCTGTTATGTCCGGGTCAACTTTTATTACTCACATACCAAGGACTCTAAGCGCGTGTCTGACCGGGAGAAGTTGCAGTTTGTGGAAAAGGCTACCCGCCCTGATCTTGACAATCTAGTCAAGGGAGTGCTGGACTGTATGGTTGATGCTGGGGTGTTGAAAGATGATGGTCTGATCTCCCGGCTTACCCTTGCAAAATATTATTCAGATACTGAGATGGTTACTATTGACATCACCCACAAGGAGTGGGATACCTAACTCGCACTACGCATCCTATGAGCAATAATAACGCCATCATCAGCGGTCTTCCTGCAAAGGACTACCGCTCCCGTCCCGGGGCCAACGCCTCGTTTTTGAAGAAGTTCGCCATCAGCCCGCTCTATGCGGCCAATGACGATTTCGAGTCCTCCGCAGCCACAGATCTTGGATCTTACATCCACGCTCTGACCATCGACCCCGACAGTCTCAAGGACTTCGCCTGTATGCCCACCACTGGTGAAGGCAGCAAGAAAGCCCGTGACGCTTGGCGCGCCGAGAACCCTGAGGGTGTACTGCTGTCTCCGTCTGCGATGGAGAACGGCAAGGCCACCGCCGCTGCTCTCAAGGCCAATCGACACTTCGCTGACCTAATGTCCACTGAGGGCATTGATACCGAGGTATCGCTGTTCTGCAAGCACCCTAAGTATGGTTTCCCGATGAAGGCGCGCATCGATATCTTGGCTAACCCTAAGAACGGCCAGATCATTATCGGAGATGTCAAATCATATGGCAAGCCGCTGACCAAGAAGACTCTGTTTTGGGATGTGCGTGACCGGGGTTATGACATCCAGTTGGTGCATTACCGCCGCTGTCTCCAGATCATCGAGAACCGCAGTCCGGATGAGATGGCTCTGTACTTTGTGGAAAGCGAGACCAAGGCTCACGACTGCGCCAAGATCACCCTTGATGAAGGCTGGCTTGCCCACGCCGAGCATCGCTTGGACGAGTATTATCGGATCTACAACGAGTGTCAGGAGTCTGGCGTGTTTCCGGGCTTTAACTTCGGTAATCCGCTGACCCTAACCCTCGGGGATAACCTGTCGTGAGCGAGCCTAAGGAAGGGTTTGGCCTCTGGATTCCGGGGGCAGTACTTTCACGCACCGACATCAGCCTAGAGGAGAAATGCCTCTACGGTCTGCTGGAGGTGCTTGATGGGGGTAAAGGGTGCTGGGCGTCCAACGACTGGCTTGCGGGCCGCCTGAGCGTCAGCGAGAGGGCAGTGCAGCGATACCTTGCCCGGCTGGAGGAGGTAGGTCTGGTCATCAAGGTGATCAACGAGGCGGCAGGTAACCAGCGCCGGGTGCAGACTATTGGGTCTTACTCGGCCTCCACCCCCTCACGCCAATCTGTCACCCCCCTCACGCCAGTCTGTCGTGACCCTCACGCCAAGTTGGCGTCCAAGAGTAGAAAAGAGAATAACAATGAGATAGATACAGAACCCCTACCCCTTCCTCACGGTGAGAATTTTAAAAGGGCTTGGGGCGAATGGGTCAATTACCGGACTAAGACCAAGAAGCGTCTTTCTGCTTTCGCACAGGAAAAGCAACTTGCCATACTCTTGGGGCTGACCGAGGATGAGGCCGTGGCCTGTATCAATCGATCTATCGCTAACGACTGGCAGGGACTGTTCCCCGAGAAGGCAGGTAATAGTAAACCTTTTCGCAAAATCCTAACTCCGAAGGATCACGCTAATGGTTTCTAAAGAAGACATCCAGCGCCTTGGCTTTGATGCTTGGGCAGACAATGAGTTCGTCAATATGGTCGAGAACTTTGTGATGCCCGGCCACGGCAAGATTAATATCGAGGGGATGGACTGCTTTGTCATACTCAAGTGGGACGATGCGATGATCTATTGCTTCATCCGGGTGTACACTTTTGAAGGCTGGAAGGAATACGAGAAGGAGTTGAAGCGATGAGCAAGGGGAAGTGCCTTGGCTGCGGAGGGCAAATCGTCCCAGCCTTTAACCCAGCGCGTGGAACTTATCGCAACTTCTATACCTGCAAGGTCTGTGCCGAGATTGGGAAGACCAGCCACTGGGAGCATCCGTTTGACATCCCAAAGGTCTTGGAGAAGATGGGTCTGGTATGGGCAGAGCGGCATCCCGATTATCCAAGCGGGTTCTTCGACACGGACATCAGCAGGCTAGGTGGAGGACTCCGCACGGCCACCAACTGGGAGCCGTCCGAGAAGCCCTTCTTGCTTCTGCACGGCACGACAGGCGCAGGCAAGAGCCGGACTGCTTGGCTGATCTTCAATCGAATCTGGGCAAGGCAGTTCCCCGACAAGGCCGTGTGGCTTCCGATGCGGAAACTAGAGATGGCAATTGAGAAGGGCTTTGATGACCACAAGCACGGGCAGGTACTTGATTACTTTTGCACAGTCCCGCTCCTTGTTCTGGATGACCTAGGCAAGGAACGCCTGACTGCCCGGATGGAGACCGACTTGTTCGGCATCATCGATGAACGCAGCCAGCACCTGCGGGCTACAATTATCACCACGAATTATAATGGGACTACCCTCCTTGAGAGATTTAACAACCAAGAAACCGGGCAAGCATTCGTCCGGCGCATCCGTGAGTTCAGCACCGCAGTACAGGGTTAAGGGTCTGGATCTCCGGCCGTTCCCCCTCCGCTGGAAGGTGGAGTCGGATAAGGATGGCTATGCCGTTAATCTCGCCGATGACTCCTGCACCTGCAGCCATTGGGTTTACAGGCTGGCTAAAAGCGAGGGGGCAGCCCGGCGCTGTAAGCACATCAACATTGCCCGGACGCGGTTGCTAGATTCTTTTATCGCCCAAGAGAAAAACTTATTGACATAACGATTATACATCCCCAGAAGATACACATCCTATGAAACGCATCCTATCACTCCTGTTGGCATTATCCACCTGTCAGGCAAAGTCTATCGTCACTGAAGATCTTGTTCACAGGGTCGGCATCATCGAGTCTAACCTCAAGCCTGACGCTGTTGGAGATGACGGCGATAGTCTTGGCGCGTTCCAGATAAGCCGCCGGGCTTGGGCTGACGCTGTGACATACAGCCGCCTCGTTGCAGGGCCGCACGATTGCACCCTGCCGGAAGACTGGAAGGGACACGCTCACGACTTTGAGATGTCTCAACGGGCTGCCACCTTTATTCTGCAGATGCACGAAGAGCGGATGATTAAGAACCGCATCAAGCCTACTGCCTTTAAACTTTATATGGCCTACAATATGGGTTGGGTCGGAGGCGCTCAACATAACTTTGACATCAATAAGACTTGGGGTTTCCGCAAGGCTATCCTTACCCGAGCCAAGATCATCCTTTCCAAATGAGCGCACGAAGCATCCAGTCCATACTCCGGATCGCCCAAGAAGAAGCGACCCGCCTAGACGGAGAGATCAACACCTCTAACGAGCAGGTAATCTATCTCGCCGACAAACTTGCCAAGGTCTTCCACTCGCTGCGCCAGTTCAATGAGACGCACGGCCGTGACCTAGACCCGGATGTGCTTGACGCATTCAACTTGGCTTGGCGAAACCACGAATCTTCCTTTGACATCTGGCAGTCTTACCAGCAAAACAATCTCCCTACCAACACCAATGAGTAACCACCAAGAAATGATTAATAAACTCCGCGCACCTTTCGGGCCTGACCGCATCGAATGGCGTGTCGGATCCTGCGGCGAAAAGTCAGACGGTTCCGTCTGGGCGCGCTGCCTCGCCTACATTGACAACCGCGCTGCGATGGAACGCCTCGATGAGGTGTACGGAATGAACTGGTCGCACAGCGAAGAGTTCAAGCAGATCGGCGCTCAGGCCGTTTGCACCGTGACGATCACCATCGAGTCCCGCATCGAAGGCGTGGCCCTGTTCCCCTATCGCACCGTCACTGGCTCCTGCTGCGTGGAAGCCAACGGTGACATCGACCCCTTCAAGTCCGCTGCCTCTGGCGCTATGAAGCGCGCCGTGGTCAATCTCGGCATAGGCCGCTACCTCTACGATCTCCCCGAGGCGTGGGCAGTCATCGACCCTAAGGGTAAGTATGACGGCAAGACCAAGCAGGGTAACCGCTTCCGCTGGAATCCTCCGCAACTCCCGGGTTGGGCTGGCGGCGGTGCTGCCTCCGTTCAGAACATCGTGACCAACGCCGACTACTTTGTTAGCGACAATGCTCCGACTGAGACTGCTGCTCCTGTGTATCGCCCGGCTCCGGCCGCTGCTGCACCTGCCTTTGCCTCCAATGGCAATGACCCTATCGTTCCATTTGGTGACCGTAAGGGCCAGCCGCTCTCAAGCCTTCCGATGAAGGGTGAGAAGGGTGTCAAGTGTGGTGACCTGTACTATTGGGCTAAGGTCTATACCCCTAAGGAATACAAGGGTTCGATCTCGCCTAAGGACATCGCTCTCAAGCAGCGCGCTGAAGAGATGTACGCCGCTGCCACCTCCGGGTTCGCCCCTAAGTCTGAGCCGCAGACTATCGATACCATCATCGACGAAGTTCCGTTCTAATCCTATGAAAGACACGCACAACATCTATGACCCTCAGGAGGAACCTAACCTCCTCGATGAGGTCACTGGAACTAACAACTCATTTGAGGTATCCATCGTTAATCAGACGGTGGATATCTCGGATGACGAGGTACTTGAAATCCTTAACTACGGCCTTGGCCTTATGATGCGATGACCAGCGCCAAAACCATTGAAGCATTCTTTGAGGCTGTTGCCAGCGAAATTGAATCTCTTAAGAATCAACTTAAGTGTGCCAGTGATGTAGTCGGATGTCTTCAGGTAGAGAATGATGACCTAAAGGCTCGACTCAAGAAGTACGAAGATGATCAAGGCAAATAAGATCATCGACCCGGGTCGTGTTCGCGCTCTGATGGCTGCAATGCAGCCTGAAGGTGTGCTGCAGGACAAGGCTATGGCTGTTAAGCGAAACAATCGCAGCAAGATTGAGAGCGCCTGTATGATGATCGTGAAGACATCTTGTTCTATTCCAGCGGCCGCTCAGTCTTGGCGTGTGTCTACCAAAAGTATCCTAGCATATGCCAAGGCTAACAACATCGCTGTTGTCCATAAGCCTTGGGAACTTGATGCCAAGGCCAAGGCCATCATCGATTCAGGGTCGCATACGCAAAACATTCCTCGCGGATTGAAGCAGCGTGTAGCCTATGAACTAGCCCTGAAGATTGGGGTCAGCGCCGCTTGCCGCCGTCTCAAGGTTTGCAGGCGTGGTATTTATTATTACTGTGACAGGTACAACCTGCCAACCCCTGAACGATCCGAGCGAAGAACCCGATGAGTAAATACGACATTATTGCGATGGGTGATAATCACGGTGACTTGGCCTGCAGTGATACCCTTGACCAAGTGATGTCGATGGTGAACCGGGTGAAGCCTAAGTACAGGGTACACCTAGGCGATAATTGGGATTTTCGTTGGGCAAGGCGTGGCATTGACAAGAGTTCTTCTGAAGCCCGGGAAGGCTTTGAGGAAGACCTAGAGGCTGGCATCAAGTGGATTGAGCGATACAAGCCTACTCATTTTCTATTTGGTAACCACGATGACCGCATCCGGCAGATCATCCAAGGTACTGACTCCATCAAGACCAAGGAAGATATGCAGGAGATTCAGGACAAGATTATGCGGACGCTGCGTAAGGTGGGCTGCAAGGTCATCAAGCCTTACAGCGTTAAGCACGGCCGTATCGTCATTGGCCCTCTGACTTTTATCCACGGCTTCAGCCACGGTATGAACGCCCTGCTAAAAGATGCCCGGGCATTTGGATCTCCGGGTGGCGGCTTCACGATGGGTCACCTGCACCGTTTAGAGCAGTTAAACAACGAGTCCTATGAAGGTGGCGCGTCTTGGCTGTGCGGTTGTGCTATGCGTATTGACGAGGCCGAATATGCGATGCGTCACGCTTCCACCCTGCGTTGGCAAAACGGGTTTATGTATTACCAAGTGGACGGTGATAACTACATCGGCAAGCAGGCCCACCGCTTCGGTAAGGGCTGGTACTTCCCAGCCTAATGATCTACGAGTTCCGTAACCCTATGCCCGTGGAGACACCCTTGGGCTACGGGATGCTAATCTATGTCAGGGATGGCGGCACATTTTCTAACGATGTGTTTGCTATAGTACTCGACAGCGATGGCATCATCCGGCATATGGCTACAGACCAATTCAAGTTTGTGCGTAACGACACATTCGGAATTCGTGACCAATAATTTCCTATGACCCGCACATATAATATAACCGACCCTTCCATCTGGAAGAAGCGATGGGGTAAAGCCCGTGACGCTGCTTTCAAGATGTACGACAACAAGTGGACACTTGAGGAAACATCGATTGCTACTGGTGTAGCCGAGACATCCATCCGACAGGCTGCGTATCGCCAGCAGATACCCCTTCAGGGCAAGCCGGGCCGTCCTGCCTACGGATCTGTTAAGCAAGCCGTGCTTGAGGCACTGGTAGGCCGTGAGACGATAAAGCAAGTGCAGGCTCGCACCGGGTTTCGTATGTCTAGCATCCGTAGCGCCTGTAAGTATATGAAGATTCGTCTTCAGAAGGAGGAGCAGTCGTGAGCAAGGTATCTCTTGAGGTGACTATGATGAAAATTATCGGCGAACTCAAAGCCGAGAACGCCCGGCTCAAGGCCGAGGTCGAGCGGCTGACTGCCTTCACCACCCGTACCATTATCCCGAATGAAGTCCTGCAAGCCGAGGTCGAGCGGCTGAAGAATAACTGTGACTACCTCGACACCAAACTGGACGAGGAACTAGACACATCCGCAATGCTTTGCGGTCAGGTCGAGCGGCTGACCAAGGCAGGGGATTTGCTTGCTGTTCATTACACCGCTTTAAGCAAATGCGTTACACAAAACGATGCGAAATCGGGTAGCATAAATGATTGGACATCCGTTATTGACTGGCTCGCCGCCAAGGAGGGCAAGCAGCCGTGAGTAAAATACCCAGCAAGCGTGGTCAGTGTGGCAAGAACGCCATCCCTAAACTTGGCCTGACTCCCACTGAGCAGAAAAGAATCCAACACGACCTAGCGGAAAACAAGAAACGCTGGGAACAACTTTTCTCACTTAACAAGTGGGTACTAATCAAATGACCGATATCTCTAAATGCGATGGTTGGATCCGCAAGGTCTTGTGCGCCAACCGAGACAACTGCCTACGCTATACCATCAAGGCTGATGACCTGCTCCAGTCGTGGCTCACCCCATCGATGAAGAGCAACGGTCAGTGCCAATACTTTATTCCTAACTACGCCAATGAAAAAGAAACCAGCAAGCCCGACCCTAGCAGACAAGATCCTTAATTATATCCGGAGGAACGACAGGGAGCAGCAGCCCCCGCCCGGATACAAGAGCATATTGGAATGGTGCAAGGAACTTGGATGTAGCCGCCGTATGTGGGGCATCATTCTCGCTTCGCTGGTAAAGACCAAGAAGGTAAAGCAATTGAAATTGCGCCGGATGAATGGCAATCATATCTATGTGATGAACTACTATGCCATAGATGAGTCCTTGCTCAAAGAGGTCAGTAAGAAGTAAAAGACTGGCCTCCCGGTAGGTCGGGTACGGGGGCCATATCGCAGGAAACTTCCTAGAGCCACGCACAACGGCAACCGACCATCTCTCTGCGAATGAGTAATGGTCTCCGCAAATATGCCGCCAGTCAAGCGGCTCTTAGGTTCACAGCCTGTTCTTAATCTTACGCCAAAGCAAAGCACTAGCAATACCTAAGCATCCGATAGCAACCGCATAGGCAACATCACAAGTATTGATGAGCGCCCGAGTGGCATCGCTCAACTTGTCCCCGAGTTTACCGTCATCAGACACGAAGTTCGTACCAGCATCCACGATAATCAAAGCCATCGCCTGTGAACTGGACAGGGTGGCGAGCGTGGTCTGGATCACATACGAGGTGTACAACGCACAGCCACCTGAGATGCCGAGGATAAACCATACGGCAATCAGCAGGTTATTCTCAGCGGCGCTTCTTTGACTTGGATTTTCCATTGGGCTTTACCTCGTTGAGTTTCTTCTTGAACTGCTTGTCTAGGTACGAAAGGGCAAAGTCCGTAACTTCAGGGGCTGCGAATCCGGCAAGTCCGGCAACGGCCAGACGCAGGGTATAGGAGGACACATAGTCGGTAATAGCCAGACCGACGATGACTGCCACCACGGCAGCCGAGAAGGCGCTCCTGACCATCCACAGGAATCCAACGGGCTGTGGAGATAGCAACGCACGGGCAACGGCAGCAGACGAACCAAGAGCGCTGGAGATGACTCCGTCCTTAGCCAATTGGTTGTAGTCTAATGGGTCACTTGGACTGCTCATTGTTCTTATCTTTTATATAGTCAAAGGCGCGCCATAGCAATAGGCAGGCAGCGATTCCTAAGGTCACCCCTATGATCCAAGCGAAGTACTCAGAGGATAGGATTACTGGGACGGCGGCTGCCAACGGGGCGCAGGCCACGATAGAGCCTCCAATCCTCCAGCCTAGTGTAGCCCCGGCTAGAACCCCCACCACGAAGAGACCCACCCCAGCCATAGTCCAGAGGTTCTTGGTGGCACTCTCGACCTCGGCCTTGAGTTCTGCAATCTGAGCATTGGCTTTTGTGATTTCTTTCCGAGTCAGGATTAACTCCTCTGAGTTTTTCTTGGACTCATTGACAGCCAGATTCCATTCGGTCTCCATCTCAACTAGCCAAGCAGCAGCCCGGATAATCTCAGACTCATAAGCCTTGGCATCCCCGGCAGCAGCCCGCGCCCGGGCGTGTTTTAGATCCTCATCGTCTGGCCGAGGCAAGTGAGCCAGCGCCACCTTACCTTCAGATTGAACCACAATAGGTTTACTGTTGTTTTCAACCATAACCGTTACGGCAGCAGCCACCCGTGAATCCCCCTTATCAATAGTCTTACCAAGCGATCCTAGGCTCTGTGGGGCCGGAACCTCAACAGGAGGGGGTTGTGTAGGGCTGCTGCTAGAACAGCCCACAAGAGCCAGCAAGGCTAGTAGGATTGCGTGTTTCATCGGAGTGGTTGAGGCCCGGAAGGCTGGACTCCACGGTACTGTTCCATATTCTGGATCCGCATAATGTTTTCTTCTTCAGTCTGAACTCTAGACTTAGGACGAGCCGTGGCTGGCTTTTTAACATTATAGGCATCGAGGGCAAGACCAGCCGCTTCGGTAGAATCAGGTTTAAGAACGCCGATACCCACGGTATTCATAAATCGGCGTTCAAGATTTTCCATAGCCTCGATAGCATCAGCCGCATCGTTGCTCTGCTTGATGAGCATACCGTTAGCGCCGTACACCTTATAGGTAACGATGTCACGACCAGCAGCCTTATCAGCATTTCGATATTCACGGAGCAGTCGGCCTCCCGACTTCTCGGCTACCCACATACGGCTGTTGACAAGATTGATACCCTGCTGGGCAGCCATCGGGCCTCGGAAGGCTTCCCCGGCAATAGCCTTACCGCGACCAATCTGTTCACCGTACAGATAGTTAAAGAATGCCTGCTGGCTAGCCTGTACATTGCTTTCAAATCCAGAGACATTCCGTAGGTATAGGATACCAGTACGGGTAGTTGCAGATGGAGTGACGGCCGTATCCGTAGGAACTGCCATACGGAAAGGCTGCACCGTGAGACGGTTCGCATCGACAAGCAGCAGGCCGGGAGCGATAAGCGGCTGATTAGAGGACAGGGCAATTTCTAGGAGTTTATTCGTCTGGGCGTTCTTCGCATCAGCCGTTGCTCGGGCATCACCAATGCCGCGCTCAAAGGCGATCCGGCGGGCATCAGCCTGAGCCTGAAGTTGATCAGCCTCCTTTTGGGCCGCCTTAGCAGCCTTGGCATCAGCCTGAGCCTGCTTCTGGGCTTCGCTACGCCAATAGGCAGCCCGCTTCTCGATAGCATCAATCTCAGCAGCAGCCCTATCGCGGACTTGGTTCACCATAGCCCGGCGCTTCTTCTCGTTTTCATTCAGCGTGTCTTTGGCCTGTGCGGCTTCTTCCTTTTGCTTGTTAAGGATAGCCTTGTAGCGTTCCTGCCAGCGTTGACGCTCAGTCTTCTCTGGCTCAGTGATACGGGTAATCTTGCCGTCAGGGCCGACACGGAACTCCGCAGTGCGAGCGATTTCCTCAGGTGTCATATACGGAGCATCACGGCCAGTACCTTCCGTGAACTGGCTAGCCTGCTCTTTCGGACTAATAGCAGGTGTGCGTCCAGTAGTCTCATCGCCCGGGCCACCAGCGCGAGGAGTGATATCACGACCCTGAGCAGTAGCCGTTTCCGGAGCAGCGGCAGTAGTATTCTTTGTTGTAAAACGATAGTCCTTGCCAACGCGGACGGCATATCCATCACGCACTAAACTAAGCCACAATTTATTTCCTTCACCTAAGAGTGATCCGCTAGATGAAAGCGTGATTCCGTTATTAGCCAATTCCGTTCCAAGCGCAATGTAAGCCTGCTTGCCAATTCCTTTCTGTGTCTGTGTCTTGTCTTGAAGTTCGACATAAGCAACAGTTGCAATGTCTCCATCAATACTTACACCGAATTTATCAAACGGAATATTCTTCCCACCAATAGACACTTCTGCCTTACCGCCTCCATTAGCGATAATATCATTAATATTTGTGATTGATGCTTTAGTATCAGCAGGAGCAGCCTCCCAGAGTTCAGGAGAGTTCTTCTTCAGTTGCTCAAGCGCCCGCTCGGCCTTTTCCTTTGCAGGCTTTAGCCTATCCATTTCTTTTCTGAAAGGCTCGCCCTCAAGATCTGCTGCGTTGAACATCTCTTCGTCTAACTTTGCGACAACTGCCTCAAGGTATTCCTTATTGTTCTTGAATTGGTCAGACGGAAATTCCTTGCTGACCCTGAATAATTCGTTGGCGATAAGACCGTCAGCCGACCATCCACCGTTCCCATTGGTAGGACTACCAAGTTCAAACACAGTTCGGATTGTGTCAGTTTTAAGATCCCTCGTAGGTACTTCGTAGGCTGCCCGGTACTTTCTGCTGCTAGCGCCAACAAGAGAGGTGGCAGTGTCAAGGTGGTCAATAATACCACGAAGGCGATCCTTCTCTGTAGTTGAGTACCGGGAACTTGTACGATCCATCTCGCCCTTTAGATTAGTTTTAAGGTCGTTCAGAATCATAAACAACGACTTTCCGTTAGCGATGTCCGCTTCTACATTCTGTTCGTTCAAGTACTTACGAAGAGACGGAGGGATGTCCTTGCCGCCAGCATTGGCAGCATAAAGACCATTCAATGTATCAATCATATCAGCGCCAGACTTAGGAACGACATTAACATTTGTCGGGCCAGTTGCTTTAGCGGGTACTGCCAGAGTACCCGGCAAAGGCTTCTGCGAGTCATAGCGCCACTGATTCAAAATAGAATCGATGTAGTTAGCATCCTCACGACCATATACCTTCTTTTTAATCTCCTGCATCACTAACCGCATATCGCTAGAGTTGGAGTTGATGATCTTTCCATCTCCAACTGTGTAAGCAATTGTACTAATTTTCTGTTTAGTGCCTGCTTTTACTTCGTATCCCATAAACACCTTTACATCAGGTAGAGAAGGGTGAACGCGAACCTCAGTCACATTGATATCGTTGCCTTGGAGAAACTTATCAGTGCCAGCCTCAAAGACAGTCTTAACAACCATACCGGGGACACCATTGATAATCTGCGGCTTGTGGCTGCCCCAGCCCTTAACGCCCATTGCAAACATAGCACTAGTAGTGCCAGTAAGGTCAATAGGCATAGACTGTCCGTTCTCCTTAAGTGGGCCAAACTGATCTAAACGGAAATCAGAGATGGGGAAATTAGTGCCACGAATGGCAAAACCGTTAGCAGTATTTGTCTGACGATTGTCTTCAACCCATCCAAGACGCTTCTTGCCGGACTCAAGTTGGAAGATAACACGGAGTGCATCACGCATAGCAGCACCCCTGATAGGATTGATAGGGTCTAGAAGTTCTGCGGAGATAGGATTATTCTCACGCGGAACACCATCTTTCATTGGAATAGGAGCCGTTGGATCAAGCGCGCCATAGCGATGGTAGTTCTTCATCCACAAGGCAGCAGCGTTATGGAAGTCGGCATCTGTGCCAAAGAGAGAACGAAGATATGTTGCAGTGTATTCCTTACCCTCTGGGTCTTTTAAGAATGAGCGTTTCCCGGCTTCATCAAGAACATATAGGCCACCAGAGAAAGACTGGTTAACGGAACGCTGGAATGCCTGACTATCAAACGCACGAACCCGCACAACGCGCTGCGTGGCATCTACCATTTTTCCGCTAGCAGGATCCATTACCCTCAATTTCTTTCCATCTGCACCGTAGATTGGAGCCTCACCCATCGTGAATGCAAGTGGGATGATATTGCGTGTCTCAGTTTTTCCAGCAATGTCCTTACCAATACGCAATCGGTGGGCAGTAAGCGCCTCAGTATTTACTGAAAAGATATTACTATATTCGGCAGTAAGGACGGATTTAACTTCACCGGATCCGATAGTCTTCATAATCTTAAGGATATTATCCTTATAAGATTGCGGTACATTTGGATTGTTTGCGATAGCGGCAATCTCGATTTGAGACGGAACTCCAGTACGAATAGTTCCTCCGCGTTCATCAGTATAAACCTGCATACCGCGATCAGACTCAGGGATAGCATTCAAGCCATCTTCAATAGAACGAACAAATCCGTCAGACTTAGCACCAACGGCTTCCGGGGACATAATGTTTCCCTTTTCGTCTAGAACCCAGTCCATACCATTGCGCTTAATGAAGTCGATTCGCTGCTCAACAGGAATCATAGGATCATACAGATTGATAGGACGGATTCTGCTTGAGCCTTGGCCGCCAGTCTTGACGATTAGTTTTTCATAGAATGCGTCCAGAACTGCAGAACGAACAATCTCATTGTTTTCGTTAAGGAAGTAACCACGAAGAGTACCGTCTCCGGATTCAACAAATCGCATTCCAGAAGCCTCAAGTTGTCCTACGATGCTTGCTGCGTTTCTTCGTGTGAACTGACCATACACAGGGTCAAACATATTCTTAAGCGCCGTGTTAACGCTGTCAGACAATGTGCGTTCACCAAACAATGTTTTGCGGACAGCATCCCATCCTCCTCCAGTTTCACCCATAGCAAAACCAGTAGTAGGAGCCATCCGGCCCGGAACCGTAGCGAGACCCGGACGATAGCCCGGACGCTTATTAAGGTCTACGGCAGCAAGCATCCAAGTCATAGCCTCACGGAGAGGATCAACAACGGCAGAGATGTCTTTGCCTCCAGATTTATAATACAGATCCAAACCATTCTTTCCTTCTGCCATAAACCTTGCTCGCTGTGCTGGTGTAAGCGAATCTCCGTAAGCCTGAAGAATAGATTCAGTTACCTGAGCAGGAACTCCCCGTGTTCCCGGCTCTCCCTTATTGGCATCAAGAAGCATCTTTACCATATCAGGCATCAGGCTTTCAGCAGCGTGATCTGAAAGGAGCGCGTGCATACCTTCAGAGACTGCAGCAATATTATCAATCGTATCAATATTAACTACTACGCTTTTTCCTTGAGGCCCATCTACAATATAGAAACCACTAGCAACAGAACGAGCCGTGGAGCCATCAGGCATAAGTCGAGACTCGTAAGGTCGGAACGGAACATCGACTTTAGATTCTCCAAGTGCAGCAGCGTGGTCACCTTCAAGGACTGTAGTCTGATTGCCTGCTACCTCAAGGTTTGCCTTAAGTTCCGATTTCTGCTGTAGCAATTTATCAAGTTTAATCTTGTTTGCATCAGCCTTCTTGATGTCAGTAAAGTTAACTTTTTCATCGTCAACGATAGCCTGCTGTTTAGCGATTTCTGAATCCAAAGCAGTCATCGAACGATTAAGGTTATCGATGTTTGCCTTATTCTCTTCTACTTTTGTCTTTAGGTGAGTAGCCCTATCCTTGGCCTCACGGGATGCCTTTAGTGCAGCCAAACGCTGTTCGGCATAAGCCCTAGCCTTTACAGGATCTCCGGGGTGAATCCCGGCAGCCTCTGAAGCAACCATATTGGCTTCTGCTTCTGGAGACGAAGAAAGAATTGTTGCTGCTTCAAATTCAGTGCCTCGATGGAATTTGATCTGTCCACGGGTAGACATATATAAATCACGAACAATTCCAGCACGGCGAATATAGTCTGCAGAACCAGCGCCAGCATCACCAAGGAACGCCAGCATATTTGAACGCTGCAATGGGTCTTTGATTTGCTGTGCAATCGTTACAACATCTCCTAGGATTACACGGGCGTGATAAGGATCTGCACCCTTAGGCGTTACCTTGTAAAGACGATTTAATGATGTAAGGATAGACGATGCTCCAATGCCCATACCAGCGCCAGCGCCATAGGCATCACTATCATTAAGGCCAGCGATAAGAGCGCCAGTTCCACCAGCGATAAGACCGTCTTCCCAAATAACACGCGATGCCGTCATCATTGATTCCTCTATTCCGGCTTTATGTAGACGGCGAAGAGCCTGAGCGTCTTCTGCTAACATAGCAGCCTTAGCCAAAGCCGCCTCCTGTTCTGCGGTACGAACAACACCCGGCAACTGCGGTACTGTTTCAAATAGTTTCTTTGCCTCAACCTCCATATCCATCGCACTGCGAAGGAATGTAGATTCTCCATACTGTTGTCCCTTTGCTACATTTGCACCAATGGCTTTATTGAGCCGTCCAGCCTGAGCAATCTTACCACCAATTAGGCGAAGAGTATCAGGTCTAAGCAGCAGGCCAACACTAGATGTTCCTAAGCCTGTACTAAGTGCAGCCAATGAGGCTGTAGCAATTTCTCCGGATACAAGTGCAGCACCAATAAATGCAGCGCTAGTAGCGGTTCCAATAACAGGCCCAGTTAAAACTTTACGAGAAGCCAATCCAAGCAATCTACGGAATGTGTAACCCTTTGCAGTGCTTCGTTCAACATCTAGGAAATCAGCGACAGCATTGAATGGGACAGATACGCCTTGAGCAGCATAACCAGCACCCTTTACAACGGATCCACCAACTGGACGAGCGCGTAGTTTTTCAATTCCAGCGATGTCATCAGGAAGTTCGTCCAACTGCTTAGTTAGTTTTCCAACTCGCTCTGCCAATCCCTTGTTCTTGGCAATAGTACCTCCAATTTCCTTACGAACTACCTGAGCGGAAGCGGACTGTCCGATAATGGACTTTCGATCACCGATTGCTAAACCGATGATATCGTCATCAGTAAACTTAGCGCCGGGTAATGCAGCCTCAAGTTTGGTACGAAGTTCTGCAATTGCAGTGTCAAATGCTTTGCTTGTTGTATTCGCACCAGCACGAATAGAAACAGCCTCGGCTGTTACTTCTTGAAGGCCAGCACGGACACTAGCAATTGCTTTCTGTGCAGCAGCAGCCTTAGCGCCAACACCAAGCAACTTCATTGATCCAATGATTACTGTAACAGGGTCAGCAAGCGCAGCAGCCTGAATCAATTCAGTTTCCTGCAACTGTCCCTTGGCCGCTTTCTCACCTGCTCTGAAGATTTCAGAAGCGCTTCCAAGTCCAAGACTTTTTGCAAATGGGTCTATAACAGGATTCCCTCCTAAAGCCTCTGTCATTTGAGCGCCGTGGCGGTAGAACATACCAACAATAGATTCACCGTCACCCTTGGCATCACGAACATTTTCCAAATACAAATCGATTTGCTTATCCAATGTTGCCGTCTCCATTGTCTGATATGCCTTAGTTCCCCTAAGCCATTCAATCGTAGCATCGACCGGGTCTCCAGCCAATCCCTTAAACATTGCCTCTGTCTTAAACATAAAGGCGTGAGGGTCTACAGATTGGTTAAACAACTTAACCATATTCGGAGCAGCGTTAAGAACGCCTTCACCAAAATTAGCCAGACGCTCGGCCCTTACTTGAGGACGGAAAGCGCCAGCAGCCTTTAATTCTGAGAGCCTTCGGAATGTACGAAGATCGTCAGGATCTGCATATTCACCAAAGCGTCCGTTAATAATGGCAGCAAATTTTTCATCATCGCCATTTGCGGCTGCAAGTTCAGGGCCGTATTTGCTTGCTAGTTCGTGGGCGCGCTGGAGAACGGAGTTAGCCTCATCGTGGTATTCCTTGGGTTTTGCAAGCCAATCATCAGATAAAACAGTACGACCATTCTCCATCATAACAGTGCCACCAGACCCGGCTGCTACAATTGTACCAACGCCTCCTTCAACAAAGCCTCCAACAGCATATCCAGCATCTAGAACAAGAGTCCCAATGCCTTCAGCAAGACCACCTAGGAATGATTTTCCGTGCTTTTCTTTCCATCGAACGGCAGCAAGAAATGCATCTCGGCGAGGTTGACCAGTAAGCGTTCCAAGTTCTTTTAGCGGATCATTATAGACCTGCTGACCATACTGAGAATTGACATCTAGCATATCAACCATTGGACGAAGAAGACCCATCGTATAGGTCTTGGTAGCCTTACGAACACTCTGTTCACCTTCCTCGCCAACCATACGGGCAACAACCCACGGATCAACGCCAGCCTGTTTAGATAGGCCGATAATGTCCTCCGTAGTCATATCTCCCGGGTAGAACATACTATTGTTCTTTTCGGCTTCAGCCATCTTGGCTTCGATGATAGGACGGATTTTGCCAAACACATATTTGGCATCGTGCTTAACCTGCGGACGCAATGTATTAAGAACATACCAAGCCGCGTCTTGAGTCGAATTTGCACCCTCAGGAAGAGCGCCACGAATATTTTGATAGAAGTTTACTAACTGAGGGGAAGAAGTATTGCCTCCACCGCCATAGGCATCCCCAGTACCACTTACGCTGCTTGGCCGTTCAAGGTCAGCAAACGATTCAAATAGCCTGCTATTTACGGCTTTAAACTGATCATTGCTACGCAGCGTGTACTCAGGAGTTCCGGGCTGGAACTGAGCATCGGAGTACATTGCCCCGGCTGGAGAGCCATCGGGCAACTTGTAAGCAAATGGTTCAATCGGATAAGCCCCATCAGTAGACTGGGCTTTAAGCGTTGTAGGAGATTCCATTAATTATTTAATTTTCATACCGTCAGGAAGAAGACCCTTAGCCTTCAACTTAGGATAAAGCAATTCAAATGCATTCTTGGCTGCTGCTGGGTCATAGGCTTGGGTAGTTCCGCCCGGAGGCTTGATGCCAAATCGGCTATAGAAAATTCCAGCACGGGTAACACCTTCACGGGCAGCATTAGCCTTATCAGGCATTCCAGCGCCTTCAAGTTTGTCAGCAAAAGCCTTAGCGTTCTTAGGATCATACACCATATCATTGGCTTCAAGCGTCCTGATATACATATTGTTCACAAATACGCCAAGGGCATTAAGTGAAGCCTTAAGGTCTTCTGCGGACAAATCAGGAGCAGCGGAGTTAAGATAGGTAATAGCAGACTTAACAAACTCTCGGTCAGCGTCAGAGAAGTTGCCACCGGAAACAATGCCTCTTCGGAATGTAGCAACACCGAACACACTTGAGAGTTCACCCTCGAAATAATTCTGCATATTCTTTGCAGTAGAACGGAAACTGCCAAGCCAACGGTCATTATCCTTAACTCGCGCAGCAAGCGTCTTGTCCATATTGACCATAAAATCAACAGTCTTACTCCACCCTTCGTGGGCTTCATTAACTGCAATTTGCGCGCTGGGAGAAAGAGGTTTAATGCCAAATTCAACTGGGTCGTATTGTTGTCCGCTCTTAGGATCAATTGCCATATTAGAACCTAAATGGTTCCAAATGCTATACATAGGATAATCCAGAAGTCGCTGTCTCTTTGCAGCACGAATGTCAGCAAGAGCCTTTGTTGCATCCTTTGTTCCAGTCGCACTTGCTGCTTGAACAGCCCGCTGCTCGGCACGATTAGCACGGTCTTCTGAACGGCCTTCTTTTTGAGCAGTAGCAGCAGCCTGATAATTTGCGAAGTTTCGATTAATAGTAGACTCCTTATCGTCAATAGCCTTAAGTTCACGGGCTTCAGCCTCGTCTTCAAACTTCTTAATATTGTCCAGATAGGATGTAAATCCAGTGCCTTTAGCAGGAGCAACAATGCTAAGACCTAAAGCCTGTTGGCGCTGACTAGACCTAGCAGCAGCATTCTTAGTTCTGATAGCAGCATATTTGCTACGAACACTTTCTCGTTCAGCATTTACATCAGAAAGTTTTTGTGTAACCCTAGCGCTTTCAGCCGGGACATCATATACTTTAGCAGCAGCAGTGGCTTCTTCTGTTCCAACTGGGGAAGTGGTAGGCTCAGGAGGAGCCTCGGCCGGAGCAGAAGCGGCCGGAGCGGCAGCCTGAGTAGGGGCACTTCCAGCAGGAGCAGCAGCCGTAGCCTTTTGTTCTTTTTCAAAAGCAGACTTAGCAGCCTTTGTATTCCTACGCATTTCTTGAGGACTTGCAGGAGGAACACTATATGTTGGATCCTCAAGTGAAACACTTTTTGGAGAAGCATTATATTTGGCAACACCTAGTAGGTTTTCAACATATGCTTCAGGAGTTACTCCGGCAGAATTGGAAGACTCGATAAGATTCTCACGGGTTAGGCCAACCTGTTGAGCAAGTTTATCAATAGCGTCAGGATCTTTGGCAGGCTCTGCGGCCTTGGCTGCCGTAGCAGCGGTAGCGGCAACAGTCGGAGCAGTGCCAGCGGTAAGCGCAGCAGAAACAGGGGCTGCGGCAGGGGCTGCAACAGCAGGAACTGTAGCATCAACCTTAGTAACCGTAGGAGGTACAGCAGTAAGAGTCTCTATAGATGTAATGCCTGTTCCGGCAAACTGCGAAGGCGTGATATTAATGCCAGCAGTAGGAGACTCATTGGTGTAAGGAGTAATGCTTCCTCCGAATCCTGCTCCACCAATTCCTGAAAGAAGTTGTGTTACAAGGCCAGTCTCACTAGCCTTGGCTGCAGCCTCGGCTGTCAACTTTGCAATCTGAGCCTCTTGAAGTCGTGTAGCGGTTTTAGCCTTAGCATTGGAAGCCTGCTGGGCAATGTACTTCTGCTCACCTTCAAAACGGCTAGCAAACTCGATAAGTTTATCACCAGATAATTTACTGCCATCGCCGCCAGTCTCGTTGTAGAAATCTAAGTATTTCTTGAGACCCTTTGTGTCGGCGTAATTTGCCCACTTAGCGGAAACAACAACAGTACCGTCATCAGCCTTTGTTAGCAGGCCAGACTTAATCATTCCTTCCGTAGCCGTGATACGATCATCATTGCGGATGTACGGGGCAAGGGATGCCTTGGTAGCAATCTCTTCCTTCCTGCGTTTATCGGCTTCAGCAAGACCTTGATTTATAGCAGCACCTGCCGTAGCAATACCCTGTCCAATAGAAGCGCCTGCACGGCCGTAGGCTTCAACGAAGCCCGGGGCCATCTGTTGAACCTGTTCAGACTGATACTTAGCGAAGGGAGAAGCCATAAATTATTTACGGGAAAAGTAGCCGCCCATCATAGAACCAGCAGCACCAATAAGACTGCCAGTAATAGCACCCTGCTGCTGGGCATTGGCAGCCGCAATAGAGGTTTCCATCTGGATGCGGTTAGCGCGGATATTAGCCATATACTGGGATTCCGGCTGAAGGAATGAGTTCCCAAGGTTTCCATAGCCAGCCTGTGCGCCCTGTACAAGGCCGCCAAGGCCGTACTGCTGGGAAGCGGCATAGGCAGGGGCTAGGAAGCCCTGAAGGCCAACCTGCTGCTGTCCAGCACCCATCTGATAGGCTTGCTGGGCTGTGGCCTGACGCTGTTGGAGGCGCTGCTGACCCATACCATAAGTGTTCAGGATTTCCATATCAGTGCCCTGACGGCTGAAATTGAGGCCACGGGACTGGGCGGCAGCCCGGGCAGCCTGCTGGGCTTGGTTAGTTTCTTGTGCATTTAGGCTAGATCCGGCCTGAAGGTCAGTAAGCGCCTGCTGACCAAAGGCAGAATAAATACCACGGGTCGTAGAATCAAGGGAGCCAATAGCCGCATTGGTAGCCTGAGCGCCAAGGCCGCCAAGCATCGAAATCTGGTCATTGGCGTAACGCTGCTGGAATGCCTGCGCCGGGGCGTACAGGTTACCGTAGAGACCAAGCATCCCCTGAGCCTGACCCTGAAGTCCAGCCATCTGCTGCTGGGTGAGCATCGGCTGGAGCCGGGATTCAAGCGAAGCCTGCAGAGGAAGCAGGGCAGACTGGGCGTTAAGGGCATTAGTACCCTCGGACAGATACTGTTGGTAGTCTGCTTGTGGATTAGGGGCTGGTGCTTTGGCGGATTTTCCCATTAGAGTGCGTGGATTAAGTTGATGTATTTATTAGAGATTTCGTTAACTTTATCAAATTGGATAGCCCATTTACGCTGGTTTTCCCAATTTGGATAGCGTTTCTTGAACTGTGACACAAGGCTGGATCGGCTTTTGGCAGAGGTAGAACACATATCCATAATGCAGATTTCCTTGTTATCTTGGTCTTCTGCCCGGACACGCTCAAAAAGATAGAATACAGACTCGTCACCCTCGTAAGACGATTCAATAGGATAGACAACCCCAACACCTGAGATGCTGTCATCGTTATAGGTTACAAACAAATAGTTATGTAAAAAAGCCCAGCGTAGGTAGTTCTCAATGCTGCTATCCAAGAACGCCTCCCTGCGACCCTTGTAGCGGTTCGCATCAATAAAGGAGGTTAGTTCGGATAGGAGCATCAGAGCCAGTATGGGTAACGGACGATTACGATGCCAGCGGCTCCAGCACCATAACTACTTCCACCCCCGCCATTAGAAGTAGCAGTATTATAACCACCGCCACCATCACTTGCTCCCACAAGGTTAATTTGGCAAGAACCACCACCACCATAGTTCTGCGGGATGCCAATGATAGACGATCCCTTGCCGGGGCCACCAAGTCCAGAGGCAGAGTTGCCGGGATATGTGATAGGGGGGCCACCAGCCCCTCCACCGCCTCCTCCTCTCGATACGGTATAAGCACCAGCAGCAGTCCAAGTTGCAACAGTTCCAGAGTTTCCAGTATTGCCTAGAGTACCAGTACCAGAAACGCCACCAGTAAATCCAGAAGCACCACCACCACCACCAGCACTGATAGTACCAAATGTAGAAGCAGTGCCATTTGTAGAAGCAGCACCTCCAGTTCCAACTGTGATATTTATAATCTGTCCGGGTGTTAGGCTGTAATAAGGGTAGTACACAACTGCGCCACCACCGCCACCGCCACCAGAGTATGGGAACGAGCCAGAAGAACCACCGCCACCGCCACCGCCAACAGCAAGGATCTCAACATTACCACCCTTGCCCGTGACTGTAAATGTGCCGCTAGTCGTAAAGATATGGCACTTAAAGTTACCAGCCTTCTGGAATGTGCAAGAACCGCTGTTAGCCACAGCAAGCACAGGCATAATGTATGTGAATGTACCAGCGTCAGCAGCGATGACCTGATAGTCACCAGAATAGCCAGCGACAGCCGTTACGATGCGGACGATCTGGCCGATGCTGACGGAATGACCGCCAGAGGTAACGACAACAGACTCACCGTTGACGGAAGTGAAGGAAGCGGTTACGACAGTCGTATCCGGGGCGATAATCTTGTTACCGCCCGTAGCGTCAAAAGGGCCGCCGCCGACTTCCTCCCAAGTCGTACCATTGTAAACCTCGGTATTGGAGGTTGTGGTGTTATAACGGATTTGACCAAGGACTCCAGTGCCGGGTCGCTGACCTGTTGTGCCTACTGGTAACTTAAGAGCCGATGTAGTTGTAAATGTAGGAATGCCATTTACCGTAAGCGCAGCGTCACAGATTGTATTGCCAGTAACCGTAAGGCTACCATTGATAGTCTCGTTTCCAGTAACGGTAAGGTTACTGTTAATCTGAGTCTTCTGAGTGCCAGCAGGAGTAATGTTGATATCAACTCCAGCACTTCCAGTAATAGTTCCAGTAGTTCCACTGATACCACTATTCATCAAGTCGCTCACTGTTGCCTTACGCAAGGCTCCAGCAGATGCATCGTGAATTAGGATCGTGTCAGCCACATCAACCGTGTTAGCGGCCAAGGCAGATTGGTCTGTGATAGCGCCGGGAAGCAGGGTAGCGCCGTTCGTCTGATTATTCAGTCGGGCTGCTGTGACCTGCTGTCCGTCAACATAAGTTTCTGGAGATTGGATTTGAGCCATTTATTTTTTGGATTGAGTCATATGTCCGGGTACGATGGCCTCTACGGTCACAGACCTGATGGACGGGCGAAGATTAGATGTGGTAAATTTAACTTGGGAATAATAGCCAGACTTGCGAATTGGAACACGAAGAATAAAGTCCTCGGTAAACGGGGAGCCGTAGTCTGAAACCAGATTAGTGTTATCTGGGTTTACTGTGATAAAGGATGTCCTGATCGAGCCTCCAGCCGGTAGCGACAAGTCAGTCTGCATACTAGAGAACCGTTTCTCACGGTTGGTCTGGAATGAATAAGCCCGCGTAACCAGTTCTGCCTGAATTGGAATTGGCGTAAAAGACAAAGGATTTAGCGTTGTCGGGATATTGAACGGAAGAATTGGACTTCCATTACCAGCGCCAAACTCATCATATTCTAACTCCTCAAGCATAAATACGCCTTGAGAATCGTTAACCATAAACATACGGCGGCGATTACCACGCTTTGCTACACAGAAACTTTGGAAAGAGAACGAGTCTGCCTTTGAGAATGAACACTGATATCCAAGCGTATAGTTCCAAGTACCAGATGGATAAGATCCGGAATATGGAAGTATTTTAAATGCACTAATAGGAATACGGATTGTAAAATAAGTATTAGAGTATCCAAGGTCATTGGTTACTTTATAGGTTCCACTAGGAGGACTTCCGTAGTCTCCAAGAGAAGAGCCATTCCAACTTGCAGGCCCAAATACAAAGTTTGCATAGTCATTAAGCGCAAGACCGTGGTACGGACTGGCAGTCCTATCAATTCGGATCTTAATGAAATCGTCAGTACTATTCGGATAGTCGTATCCAGATGTAGACACAACCCAAACATCAGCAGTAATGGGATTATCCATCGATGCGTTGATAGGATATGAATCAACAGACTCCCAAGCCTTGTTCACAAAGTTGTATACAAGCGTGGCATTATTCCGGGTGCTGTCATCAAGCGGAACAGAAAGATAGTAACGATTATCCCAGTAGGATGCTACGGCACGATCAACATAGTTATAGTTGATACGAGCGATAATATCGTTGATTGGCGAAGACAGAGGCTCTGCGAGCGTTAGTAGTCGCATCCCTTCAGGGGTGTTAGCCGATCCATTGCCAGCGCCAGCAGGGTTAAGCATATAGACCCCGTTATCCGACAGGAACAGGATGCCACCGCCAGCCTGAACAATAGACCCCTTAGCGATACAACCGATATCACTGGCGAGCGACTTGATGTAGGAGTCGGCTTCGTGAGCCGCATCCCCAGAGGCATTAGCACCGACACCGGCAGCAGCATAGAAAATGCTGTTACGCATAAAAACCACGAACTCATTGAGAGTCCAAGGTGCAACGGCTACGAGCGTATCGGAACTTCCGTCATTAATGGTGAACACATCCAGCGCCGACCAAGTGCTGTCAGATAAGTAGTGGCTGATGCTGATGCTATTACGATCCGTCTGGACGATGTGGCGGTTGCCGTAGTAGATAGCGTGACGGCTGTTCGGATAGTTATGATGTACGCCAACACCGGGGACGGCAATGGTAGAAGCACCATCCCATCGAAGCGTTGTCTTTAGGAAGCCACGCAGGATGTATACATAGCCGATTCCGGTAGCCTGATACATTTGCACTTCATCTCCGCTTACAATAATATTAGTGGCGTTATAACTGCAAGTTCCTGTCTGGATGCCGGGACGGGTAAAGAGAGTATATGAGAATGTATTAGTCGTTACTGCTGTAATAGTCACAGTACCACCGTAAGCAGCAACTGTAGCAGTGATGTGAACTTTAGTTCCAACTGTAAGTCCGTGGGCGGCCTTTGTAACTACAGCCGTGATCCCATCAGGGGAAGTGAATGTGGCGCTATTGACAGCACCCGGGAATAGAATCTTTGAAGATACGGATTCTGTATCCGGGTTGTAGGCATAGAGTCCTTCAGCAACTGAAAGAATGATAAGTTCAGTTCCATCGTCTTTTGTGTATACGCACGACCCAAAGATTGTCTCACCAATAAGAGCGCCAGTAGTAAGGCGTTCAGCACCCTTGCGGACGGTGGCGATTCCACGATCCATACGGATGTTGACGGCTTTGGAGACAAAGTTCTTACCCAGATTGACCGGGTTGTCCCTAGAGTTCAAGCCGATGAACCCTTCGTCACCATCGACTGCGTACTCTCTGGCTGGCATTACTTACCTGTGATGGAGTGCCAGATGGCGAGCAACTTGTCGGAGAAGCGAGCGCCGACATAGACACCGCCAAGGAAGGAGAGTGAGAGAAGGATAATAGTAATCATATTAGGCAGGGAGGGAGATGTTCCGGGCCTTGAGTTCAGCCTTCAGTTCAGCCTTTGTAGGCTTGGTGATGATCTCAAGCAGGGTGTGAGCCTTGCCGCCAGACTTGAACTCCGTGATGCCTAGGCACTCAGAGTCCTTAAC